TTAATAATAAGAAACCTCTGTTACATCAACGCTTGAACCATCTTTAACGAAATGAATATTTTTAATAAACATGTTTAAAAATTGATGTTTTTCTAGTGGTTTGAGATTCAACCAGTTTAAATTAAACGTTTTTGTCAACTCTTTAACTTTTTCATAGTCAAGTTTAGATTTATTCGGTTGGATCTCAATTAAATCTTTTTCCAAGTCCAGCAACCCTTTGCTTGTTTCATTCATTCGGTCAGCAAATTCCATATCAGTCATTAGATCGTTTGACCACGCTTTTTGAAATTTTTCTCTTTGTTTTTTTATCCGGCTTATTTTACTCAATATTTTCTCTTTTTCTTCTTGAGATTCATCCTTTAATTCAGGGGTTTGATTAAATGTAGTATTCCTCATATATTGGATGAAAGCTTTTTCGATTTTGCTTTCGCTAACATTGATTGCTTTTCTTTTGTTCAATGCACATACTTGACAACGATAACGGTTGGACTCAATTAATTGATTATCCCTTTTCCGATGGTAAACTGATCGTTCACTTGTTAGGTGATTATTGCAAATAGGGCAAATTAGTTTCATTTGATAAACGAAGAATGAATTGACCTTACGCTTTTTTTTATTTTGTCTTTCATTTAGTAGAAGAAGCAAGTGATTATATTCTTCTTTTGTAATGACTCCTTCGTGTGCATTTTCAATAATCTCATCTATCCATTTTATAGCTCCGTAAAGTGCAGGATTATGTAGAATATCCAACACAGTTCTAATGTGCCATTTATACCCTCTTATTGGAGGAGTCCCACTATTGTCGAGATAATTAGCTAATTGTCTAATCGAAAAACCTTGTTTGACCTTTTCAATCATATCAAGGACTACTAATTTTTCATCAGCGTTAATGATAAGTTTTTCATTGTCATCTTTATCAAATCCGTATGGGGCCTTTGCACTGTATTTCCCTTGTCTAGCTTTTTCTATTTGCCCCATACGTACACGTTCTCCAAGGTTTTCTCGTTCCCATTGGGCCATAGCAGCAACCAGGGTAATAAACATCCTTCCCATTGCCGTAGTAGTATCATAGACTTCAGTTGCTGATTTAAATTTACAATTATGATTTTCGAATATATCTAATAACTTGTACAAGTCGAGAACAGATCGAGTTAAACGATCGAGACGATAAACCAAAACCGTATCAATTAATCCATGCTTAACATGTTCAATCATTAATTGAAGTTGAGGTCTGTTCATATCCTTAGCAGAAATACCTTCGTCTACATAAAATTTGAAGTCGGTCCAATCATGAACTTGGCAAAATGCTTTTAATTTTTCTCTTTGGGCAGATATTGAAAAACCCTCTTTCACTTGTTCTTCTGTACTTACACGAATATAAATTCCTACAGTCATGATTGATTCACCTCTTTTTCTATTTACTTTTAGAATATATGTTCTGTTTGAAGATTAAAAAAATTTAAGACCCGTATTTTCTCAATAGTGCTAATTGCTTCGGCACTCCATACATCTCTAAATCTTCTTCAGTTATAACTTCTTTATTGAAAAACAAAAACTCCAATGCGAATGTATGAGCTTCAATTTCGATTTTGATTGTCGAGAACAAAGTAAATTCACTTAAAAAAGGGGTATTTATATCTTTGTGAAGGACATGATGACCAATTTCATGAAAAAGAATAAAAATTTGCTGCAGACTATCCGCATTTTCATTTATTGTAATAACGGGAATTTGATTATGTTTAGTATAAAATCCTAAAACTTTCTTTCCGAGGTTAACGAACACCACCTCGATTTTTAATTTCTTAGCCAATTCAAATGGGCAAGCAGTTTTATGTTTTCTAATAAGATTTTTGACGATCCCTTTAATATCCATGCTACACTCCCATTATCTATATTTTTTAGGAGTGAATTTTTGTTTAGCAACTCTTTTAGCAACTTTCAATGAGTTTTCTAAAGCTGAGATTAATAATTCTTTGTCTTCTTCATCCATATCATCTAAAATTTGCCCATCAAAAGCAGCGTAACCGTCTTTTGAATTTAATCCATTAATCATTTCTTCTAACTTTATTTGAATATCCTTTTCATCTTTTTCAGTTAAATCGTAATATCTTTTCTTATCAGATCTACCAAGAAGGTAGTCAGTGGAGACATCGAAATAGTCTGCTACTTTGTTTAAAGTTTCGCTTTTAGGAGATACGTTATCCCACCTTCTAATTTGTCCATTCGATATTCCTATTTTTCTTTCTACTTCGGCAAAAGTTACTTTTTTCTCATCACAAAGTGTTTTAATTTTTTTTACCAAACTCACTGGTATCAACCTTTCAAATTACTCATGAAAAGAGATATTAACTTTTAAGTCATTTTATCGTTGACAAATAACTTTTTAGTCATTATACTGTGTTCATGAGCTACTTTATTAGCGAAAAAGACAATAAAAAATACGACCTTTGTAAATACATTTTTTCGTTGGGGAACGGGTAAAGTGTATATAAACAGGCTTTAACAGTCTTATTTAGCTATGGGTTTATGATAGCAAAAAAGTCATTTTGGGTCAATGATTTTCGCTAATAAATTAGCTTTTTATCTAATTTTGTAGAAGGTGAGGGATAAATTGTCGGTTTTAACGATCATCGGTTGTAATGGTCAACCTGTATTATATAGCCATTTAAGGAAAGGAGGGTATTTATGTCAGAGGAACTAGTAAAAGTTAGATCGGAGTTATTTAAACGTAAGATGAGACAAAAAGAGTTAGCAGAGATACTTGGTATTTCAAATGCTTACTTATCAGACATCATTAATGGGAGGAAAGATGGTCCAAAGGCACAAGGACATATAAATCACATTCGAAAAATCTTATGTTTATAAAGAGGTGAAGCAATTGCAAGTTGAAATAAAGCCTCCTGTTATTAGTGAAGAAACAAAGAAGAAAATGTTTGCTTTCTTCATGAAGACCTCTATCCCACGAATTATTGCAGCTGAATCAGAAAAGGAAAATTTCAAGTGATTAAGTAAGCCTAACCAGGCTTCCTTTTACCCACTTTGCAAAATTTGAAGAACGAAATTAGTTCTACTTGAAGGGAGGTGAGCATAGTGAGCATTCATAGTGCATTGATAAATTCGGTTGTAGACGGTGATTTTCACACTGTTGCAGATAGTATTGAGTATTCTACAAACATTCGTGAAATCGTGACTATAGGTTATATGATGGAGAATTACATTGAGGAGGATTAATCGTGAATAATGCTGCTGTTCAGCTTTTTGAGGAAAATCAAAACATTATCTTTTCAGCAATAAAAGCGCATTTTGGTGATTTTTCAAAAGCCCATCAGATTGCTGCAATAAATAATATGGAGTTAGAAGACCTTTTTCAAATAGGGCGAATGACTCTATGGAACTTGTGTCAGAACTACGACGAAACAAGGGAAAAAACCTTTAAAGGTTATATTTTTAAAAGTATTAGATGGAGGATTACTTATGAGTTGCATAAATGGGGATTACCGATGAAAATCCCAACTCAAGTATCTTCTGAAGAAAGGAGTAATTTTCATTTTACTTCTGTTGACCTACACACATGTGACAGTGTCACGAATGATTATTTTGCAGTAGACAATTCAACTGATATAGAAAGTGAAGTTGTTGAAAGGATCGAACTAGAAGAATATTTACAAGATTTAAATAGTCTTGAGAAGTTCATAATCCTGAAAAAATGCAACGGACATTCTGATCGTGAAATTGGTCAAATGCTCGGTAAGAGTTTGGATTGGGTTTATAGAAGAAAACACATTGCCATTTCAAAAATTAATCATTCAGAAAGAGAGGGAGAGTGTGGTTACGCTGCTTTAAAGGAGGTGAGCCTATGAGAATCAGCACTAAAGAGTGGAACAAAATGGATTATGCAGATCGTTACATGGCTATCCATCGCGCATTTGTAAAAAGCCAAAATAAAAGACCGGTTGCTGTAACAACAGGTCAAAAGTAAAAAACCATAATCAAAAACAGTTTAGCATAATGTTTGCTAAACAGGAAGAGGTACCATGAAAAACGGAAAAAATCCAACGGTTAAACAAAAGAAGATCATACAATCATCCGGTTTAAATCGAGAAAATTGGCTGGTTGTTAAAAATCTTCCTGAAAAACTGGTTATTGTCCATCGTAATACAAATCAAACTAAATCTATCAATCACGGAGGTTACTAAAATGAATATAACAATAGAAATCAAAGCACCTGAAATGGTCAATGCGATAAATGCTCTAGCTCAAGCAATTGGAAAGGGACAAGCTATTTCGGAAGAGCCTGTTGTGCAATTCCAAGTGCCTAACACTGTACCTGCAGCTGTTCCAACTGCACCGCCTGTGCAACAGCAACAGCAACAAACTCAACCGACTCAACCGGTTAATCCACCTTCACAGCCAGTTCAACAACCGCAACAGGCTAATCAAGGTGTTCCAACTTCTGCACCGCAGTACGACATGAATCAACTGGCTGTTGCAGCTACTCAATTAATGGATGCAGGGAAACAAAATGAATTATTAGGTTTACTTGGAGCATTTGGTGCTCAATCGCTTATGCAAGTACCTCAAGAACAATATGGGGCATTTGCCACCAAACTTCGTGAACTAGGAGCAAAAATATGAGTAAGGAAATTGCACACTCAGAGAGAGCTCATGCAGTGCTTTCTGCCAGTGCTTCCCAGCGCTGGTTGATGTGCACACCAAGTGTTCGCCTTGAGGAACAATTCCCTGATTCTACATCTGATTTTGCAAGAGAAGGCACACTGGCACACGAGATTGCGGAATTAAAGCTTCGTAAGTATTTTATAGAGCCTATGAGTCAACGCACTTTTAATACCAGGCTAAACAAGATGAAAAAGCATGAGCTGTACCAAGAGGAAATGCTTAAGCACACGGATACTTACTTAGAATACTTAAAGGGTATATCTTTAAGCTTGCCATCTGCTCCATACGTGGCTGTTGAGAAACGTATCAATTATTCAGCTTATGCACCCGATGGATTTGGGACAGTCGACTGTTTAATGGTTGGCGGGGATACACTCTACGTAACCGATTTTAAATACGGTAAGGGCGTTGCAGTAAGTGCAGACAACAATTCCCAAATGAAGCTTTATGCTTTAGGAGCTTATCTGGAATACAGTTTCCTATACCCAATTAAAACTATTAAACTAGCGATCATCCAACCTAGGTTAAATAGTATTTCCGAGTTTGATTTGACGGTTAAAGAGCTTTTGGCATGGGGCGATGAGATGAAGCCGATAGCAAAGATTGCGTTTGATGGAAATGGAGATTTTGTGCCAGGAGAACATTGTAAGTTCTGCAGGGCAAAATCTAAATGCCGAGCTCGTGCAGAGGAGTTCAGTGCATTGGCTGATTTTACGGCGATAAAACCGCCATTGCTTACCGATGAAGAAGTTGGTCAAATGCTTGAACGTGGGCAGCATGTAGAGTCTTGGGTAAAAGCTTTAAAGGATTACGCCCTAGGCCAGTGCTTAAAAGGTAATGAGATCCCTGGATGGAAAGCAGTTGAAGGAAGAGGATCACGGTCATTTGTAAACCAAGATAAAGCTTTTGCCCATTTGAAAGAAAAGGGTATCGATGAAGCGCTCCTTTTTGACCGTGTACCTTTAACAGTTTCAAAGATTGAGAAGGTTCTTAAAAAGAAAGAGTTTACCAGTTTATTAGATGAAGCAGGTCATATAGTAAAGTCGCCAGGTAAACCAACTTTGGCACCTGCAGGTGATAAGCGGAAATCAGTAAGTCCTGATGCATCTGCAGATTTCAGTTAAATCATGTACGGGATCTATAGTACAGTTTCTAAAAAATTCGTATTTGGCATAAGAGAGCTTTCTAAAAGCAAAGCGAGAAAAGCTTTAGAGAATAAGATTGGTAAAGATTCGCGCAAATGGCGCTTTGAAGTACGAAAATATAAAAACCAAAGGAGAAATGAACAAATGACAAGTCAAACAAATTCTAGCCGTATCGTAACAGGTGAAGTACGTTTTTCATATGTGAACCTTTTAAAACCTCGTGAGAATCAATATGGTGGAGAGCCAAAGTACAGCACAACTATCCTTGTACCTAAATCTGACACAGCAACAAAAGCACGCATCGACGCAGCAATTGAAGCAGCTAAGCAGTATGGGAAATCAAAAGTGTGGAATGGTGTCATCCCTCCAGTTATTGCTATTCCTGTCTATGATGGTGATGGAGTTAAGCCGAGTGATGGCATGCCGTTTGGTGAAGAGTGTAAAGGTCATTGGGTTTTCTCGGCATCTTCTAAGTTAGACCAACCACCTAAAATTGTAGATGTAAATGCTAATCCAGTCATCGATCCAACTGAAGTTTATTCGGGGATGTACGGACGAATTGCTATTAACTTCGCACCGTATGCTCAAGCTGGTAAAAAAGGTATCGGGGCATATATCAGCACGAATGTACAAAAAACACGAGATGGGGATCCTTTAGGTTCATCTGCGCCAGCTGCATCTGACGATTTTGGTGGGGGGGCGCCGCAACAGCAATATGCTCCACAGCAGCCACCACAACAAAATTACGGTCAACAACAGCAATATCAACCGCAGCAAGGATTTGGTCAACCACAGCAACAACAATACCAAGCACCACCACAGTATGGTCAACCTCAACAGGGTTTCGGTCAACCACAGCAACAACCTCAGATTGATCCTATCACTGGCCAGCCAATTAACGGTGGCGTAATGGGGATATGATTCGCTCGTTAAATATTGACATTGAGACATATAGCAGTGTAGACATCAAGAAATCAGGACTGTACAAATACGTACAGTCTCCTGATTTCGAAGTATTATTGTTCGCTTATTCTGTAAATGGTGGGCAGACAAAAATAGTGGATGTTGCTCAAAGATGGAGTTTGCCGAGGGAAATACTTCAAGCATTATTTGATCCAAAAGTAACTAAGCATGCCTATAATGCTGCCTTTGAATGGTATTGTTTATCGAAACATTTCGGTAAAGACCCTCTAACTTGGTTAGATCAGTGGCACTGCACAATGTTTCATGGGCTCTACTGTGGTTACACTGCAGGGTTAGGACCGACAGCTGTTGCACTTGGATTACCTCAAGACAAACGTAAATTAACAACTGGTAACGCTTTGATTAAACTATTTTGTACTCCTACAAAGCCGACAAATAAAAATGGACATCGCACTAGAACTTTACCTCATCATGAGCCAGAAAAGTGGGAATTGTTTATAGACTACTGTGTCCAAGACGTTGATGTGGAAAAGGCTATACATCATAAACTGATCAATTTTCCTGTTCCTGCAGTTGAGCAAAAGATGTGGGAGATTGATCAAATGATAAATGTAAAAGGTGTTGCGGTAGATCAACAGTTAATTGACGGAGCACTCTACATAAATGATTATGCAACAGCTCAATTGACGGACGAAGCAAAAAGCATCACTGGTCTTGCAAACCCAAACAGTGCAGCCCAACTGACAAAATGGTTGTCATCGAAAAATGTAGAAGTTGAAAACCTACAAAAAGAGACTGTATTCAATCTCGTTGAGACAACAGAGGGTGATGTAAAAAGGGCGTTAGAGATACGCCAGGAGTTATCCAAAACAAGCGTTAAAAAGTATCAAGCTATGGTATCAGCCGTTTGCGAGGACGGCAGAGTAAGAGGACTCTTGCAGTTTTACGGTGCAAACCGTACAGGCAGATGGGCGGGTCGTTTGGTTCAAGTTCAGAATCTTCCAAGAAACTACCTAGAAACACTTGGTAATGCTCGTGAACTTGTAAGAGAGAAAAAGATCAATGCGTTAAGGCTGATATATGGCAACGTGCCCGATACTTTATCTCAACTTATTCGTACAGCGTTTGTAGCTGCAGAGGGTAACCACTTAATCATATCTGACTTTAGTGCAATCGAGGCTCGTGTAATTGCTTGGCTTGCTGGAGAACAATGGAGATTAGATGTGTTTAACACACATGGCAGAATATACGAGGCATCAGCATCACAGATGTTTGGAGTGCCGATTGAGTTAATTAAGAAAGGTAATCCAGAATATGAGCTACGTCAAAAAGGGAAAGTATCTGAGTTAGCTTTGGGGTATCAGGGCGGGCCCGGAGCGCTTATAAGTATGGGTGCCTTAAACATGGGACTAGCTGAGGAGGAACTGCCGGATATCGTAAGACGGTGGAGGACTTCAAACAGAAGAATAGTGGATTTATGGTACTCCATTGAAAATGCAGCATTATCGGTTTTGCGTACTGGTCAACCTGCAGGTGTGAAAGGTCTTTTATTAGCAACGGAAAGTGATATTCAGAATGGTCTTAACTTTTTAACTGTGCAGCTGCCAAGCGGTCGCAAATTGTATTATGTTAAACCATTCCTAGCTGAAAATGACTTTGGCAAGGAAGCAATCCATTATTGGGGCATGAATCAAACATCAAAGAAGTGGGAAAAGATTTCCTCATACGGTGGAAAACTTGTGGAGAACATTGTTCAAGCTATCGCCAGGGACTGCCTTGCAGAGACGTTAAGGAAATTGTACATGCTTGGGATACTCCCTGTTATGCATATTCATGATGAGGTTGTACTGGATGAACCTGAAAGTGTTTCGCTAGGCATGATCACATCGATTATGGGGCAAGAGATTGTATGGGCACCTGGGCTGCCGTTAAAAGGTGATGGATTCACTACTCGATATTACATGAAAGATTAATTGAGAAACTGTCTAAGCGATATGTAAATCAGGAGGAATATAACATGCTTAAAAAATATTTAGAGAAAAGACAAAGAGAACGAGTAAAAAGAATGGAGGACAAGGTATCAAGTCTTTCAGATAAAGAGTTGAAAATTTGGTTTCAACATGCAGATTTAAACAATGAAACAAATTTACTTCATGTTATATACGAAGAACTATCTAATCGTGGTTTTACACATATGAGAGATTTTTAACGCTACACAGCAGATTGATAGTTATGCAGATAAACATTTAAGCAAAACATTAATTAGGGGAGGAAATAAGGATGAATACAGTAATTATTAAATTTGGACAAGGTACTAAGGCTTGGAAGGATATGCAGAATATAGTGAATAATTTAGGGAAACAAGGGTATTCCATTGAACCTTACGAGGAAATTGGAACTGTGAAATTAACTAAGGAAATTCATGATGATGAATAAATTAAGCAAAATGTTTCCTCACGAAGGGGTGAACTGCATTGAGCAGTAAAGTAGAAAAATTGTTAAATAGAGCAGGGTTTTGGGAAACCAAGGCGAAGCTGGCTGAAGCTAAAGGGGATTATGGCAGGGTGGGGAATTTCAGAACAAAAGCGTTTCAACTTGCAGCCGAAGCCCGTCGAATTGAAGAAAAAGCAAACAAAGCTAATTAGGGGAACTTAATGATAGATGTATTTCAAAAAAAGAAAAGCCCATACGGTGGCTTTTCTTTCAAGGAAGGTGATATGTGAAGGAATATAATCCATACATCGTATGTACGGGTTAGTATGTTTGATAGGACAAGTACATTAGTTTCTTTTGAAAATGAGAAAAGAGCCCATTCAGGCTCTAAACTCTTGGCGAAAGTAATCACTCTTCAAACGTTTAGGGTTGTTGGAGCAAGACTTTAGATAACACAAGGAGAATTATCATCTTTCCCAACAATTTTATTATATTTCTAAAAAACAAAAGTATGCATGAGTTTTGATATACAGGATAGGCAAAATGTTAATTAGGGAGTAGTCATGGATTATGAGCGTATGTGGATAAATATGAAATCTTCATATGAACAACTAAAAAAGAGCCTATTCAGGCTCTAATAAAGGGGGTCCAGAAGGTATTGGGCAAGGCAGTTTAACGTAGCCCAATTCGGAAGAGTATTCCCAATCCTTACCCAATAAAATTTATTGTACCCTAGGAATTTGATTTTATACGTAACAACTTAATTTATTTTGTTTTAAAACTTTTACGGTGTTGGTGCAAGAAGTGAAATCAAGTGAGTGAAAGAATAAACTCCTTGCCCAACAGTTCTATTATATGGATTAAAAATGAAATTATACAAAATGATAAGCCAGTAAATTAGGAGGTATTTACATGAAAGAAGTAATTAAGAAATGCCCTCGAGTGTGGACATCACAGCGCAGTGCATTGGAATAGATCATTTTGCGCGGATTGCTTAGCCAAATTATTAAGTGAAAAAGTGAAGGAGGATTCTAATAGTGAGAAGCACATTAGGAGATCTTAACAATCATTTATTTGCTCAGTTAGAGAGATTAAGTGATGAAGAGATAGTTGGTGAGAGATTAACAGAAGAAATTGAACGTGCAAAAGCAGTTACAAGGGTAGCAAAGCAAATCATTTCAAACGGCTCACTTGTGTTACAGGCTCAAAAGTTTCATACGGAATACAAGTCAAAGGATCTTCAAAAGCCTAAAATGCTGGAGGGGTAACATGAGACTTTTAACGGACAAGCAGCATGCGTACCTTATAAGCATTGCCGAAGGAAGAACAACAAATGAAATTGCAAAAATGATTAATGATAAATTTAGTCTGGTCATTACCTCACGGCAGATTCGAAATTATAAAAAGAATCATGGTCTTAAAAGCAATATATCCACAACATTCAAAAAAGGCAGCATCCCTGCAAATAAAGGTAAAAAGGGATTATACAATGTTGGAGGGAATCGTACTTCTTTTAAGCCAGGTCAAAAAGCGCGTAATTATAAACCAATCGGAAGCGAGAGGACTGATCGTGACGGTTATGTTTTGATAAAAGTCCAAGATGACGGACCTTGGCATAAGCGTTGGAGACTTAAACACACAGTAGTTTGGGAAGAAGTGAACGGCCCAGTACCTAATAGTCATTGTCTTATTTTCTTGGATCAAGACAAGCAGAATATTTCTTTGGATAACTTGCAGCTAATTACAAGAAGTCAGCTTGCTCGTTTAAATCAAAATAATCTAATTTCTGACGATCCCGATATCACCAAGACAGGTATTATTATGGCGGAGATCTATTCGAAAATAGGGGAACGTAAGAAATCACATGAAGCAAACTACGGAAGCAGTGATTGTTGATGGCGAGGAAGCGTAAACGGTCGCCTCGTTGGATGTTGTTAGTTCGTAGGGAAGAAGGACAACTTGTTTATTTGTACGAGCCCTTAAAGAAATATGAATTGCTGTCTCGGGTAAGGGATGGCTGGAAATTAATCAATTAAAGGAGGCAGATGAATCAATGAATTTAACCAAAGTTGTTATTGATGATGTGGCTAAAGAACGGGTACGGCAGAATCAAAAATGGGGAGTGCAGAGGCGCTCCGATGGTGATTGGCTTAAAATTCTTATTGAAGAAGTCGGAGAAGTTGCTCAAGCTATGCAGAACGGTAGGGAATGGAGTAAAGAGTCCGACGCATCTGACCTATATAATGAATTAATTCAAACTGCTGCAGTTGCAGTTGAAATAGCTGAACAAATTAAAGAGGAACGAATAGTAAACAATGAAATGTCCTGAATGTAGCAGTCCTAACTTGAGAATTACAGATAGCCGTTATTATGAGGTCGGATTACTAAGTAACAGTAAAAAACGTAAACGGGTGTGTGGGGAATGCTCCCACTCGTTTACATCCTTCGAGCTTTGTTATTCGAAGAAAGAAATTGAAAAAGTGTTAATAGCTCTAGATCAAAAAAGAACGAAAGCACACTGGACAAATGATGAAGATAAAACCTTAGTTGATTTATATAACAAGAGATACAGCCTTAGTTCAATTGCTGCTAACTTAGGAAGAACATACGAAGCAGTTCGAAAAAGAGTCATGATATTAGGCTTAGGAGGTAAGTGAAATGACAGAAAAAGAGCGATTAAGCTTCTTATTATCCTATCATCGAAATTTATCACTGCAGTTTACCGCGGTTCATACGGATTTTGAACGGAGGAAGCTTGGAGATGCATTAGGCAAGCTTGAAGAAGAAATTGAAGCGTTATTGTTTGTTGCTTAGGAAGGAGTCGTTATGGTGATTAAAGCTTTAAAAGAATTAGGCTCCCTAACGGGTATGCAGGAAATAAAGAAGCAAGCGGAACAAATTATCCAGCTTCACAGAATCTCAAAATTAAGGAAAAATCACGGACTGAAAAATCAATCTCAGTCACTTCATATGGTCTTTACAGGTAATCCTGGTACAGGAAAAACCACTGCAGCAAGGTTAGTGGGGAAAGCTTTTGCGGCTGCAGGGATTCTTAAAATCCCAAAAGGTAGTGATGAAATACCTTTCGTTGAAATTCATCATGCAGATGTAACTAGTAAATATGTTGGCGATGCTGAGAAAACAATTGTTGAAAAGTTCAAACAAGCAAGAGGCGGGGTTGTTTTTATAGATGAAGCATATGCCTTTACGCCCTCAAAAGACTCAGAAAAAGGCAGTGGTGAAAAGGTAGTAGCTGCAATGGTACAGATGTTGGAGGATATGAGGGACGAAGTACTTGTTATTGCTGCTGGTTACTCTCAAGAAATGGACCATTTTTTAGACTCGAATCCTGGATTGCGATCAAGGTTTTCGTCTTCTGTTCACTTTCCTGATTACTCAGTTCCAGACATGATTCAGATTGCTCAATCGATGTTGATAGATCGTGATTATTATCCAAACAATCAGTATCTTGGGGTGTTGTCCAACAGGTTATGGACAGATAAGGACAAGAAGGGGTTTGGAAACGGCAGAACTGTTAGGAATATTATTGAGGAATCTATTAGACTTCATTCCGTTAGGGTTTCTCAAATTCCTTCCCCTTCCAAAAATGACTTAACAGTATTAACAAATTTAGATATCAAGTTGCCACATCAAGAGGTTTTATCGGAAAAGGACATGCTGTATAAAGCGTTAAATCAGATACAAGGGAGATTATTAGATTTAGAACTGAAAGAACTTATTACAAAGAACTCGTAAGGTGGTTGTGCCATGCAATATGACAGAAAAATATCCATATCATCAGCTGGTAGTCGCAAGGCAACTCTTTGGCCAGCGCAGACGCTTTATTGGTCTGAGCTAGTTGAAAGGCTACGCACAGCAGTGCGTGGCACAGAAACACTAGAAGAATATTTCAAAATGCCTAAGAAACAGCAAGATGATCTAAAAGATGTTGGTGGCTTTGTTGGTGGCACGTTAGCTGGCAACCGCCGTAAGGCATCGAACGTGATTGACCGGGATATCATTACGCTTGATCTCGATAATATACCTGCAGGTGGCACAGCAGAGGTATTAAAGAAGCTAGAGGGGTTAGGTTGCTCTTACGTAGTTTATTCAACTCGTAAGCATCATGAGGGGGAACCGAGGTTACGTGTTATTGCACCTCTTAGTCGCACAGCTTCGCCTGATGAGTATGAGCCGTTATCACGTAAACTTGCATCAATTATTGGTATGTCTCTGGCTGATCCAACAACTTTTGAAGCGTCAAGGCTTATGTATTGGCCAAGTTGTTCGGCTGATAGTCAATACGTTTTTTATTACGGCGATAAACCCTTTCTTGATACTGATGGCTTGCTCTCTATGTACGGTGACTGGCGGAATATTAATGAGTGGCCAGAGGTGCCGGGTGCTGGTCAAACACATAAAAAGATGGCAGCCAAGCAGGGGAATCCTCTTGATAAGCGCGGAGTCGTTGGGGCGTTTTGTCGTCAATATGACATCCATTCAGCTATCGCGACATTTTTACCTAGTTTGTATGAGCCGACAGATGATGGCCGTTATACGTACTTAGGTGGCTCAACCGTAGGGGGAGCAGTTATCTATGATGATGGGCTTTTCCTATATTCTCATCATGCAACGGATCCCTGTAGTGCTCGATTAGTTAATGCGTTTGACCTGGTGCGCTTGCATAAGTACGGAGAGTTAGACGATGAGGCAAAGCCGGAAACACCGGTAAATAAACTACCTTCCTTTACACAGATGGCCGGCTTTGCACTGAATGATGCAGGAGTGGCAGCCATCTTAAATCAAGAACGGTATGAGCAAGCTGTACAGGATTTTGGTGATTCACCTGCAGATGCCACTCCGCCAGCTGATAATGATGTGAGTTGGATTCAAAAGTTGAAGATTAGTCCTACAACAGGACAACCTCAGAAAACGATTGAAAATATCCTAATTACTCTTGAAGGAGATTCACACTTAAAAGGCCGCATTAAGCTGGATGAATTCGCAGATTCAATTATAGGGGTTGCACCTATGCCTTGGGCTCCTCGTAGCAATGAAACTGGTGATTTTCGTTGGACTGAAAAAGATGACTCGGGCCTAATTATTTATCTTGAAAAGGTATTGGGCTTTCAATCCAAAGATAAACTTATGCATGCATTGAACCAGTGTGCAGCGAAATACGCTTTTAACCCTGTAAGAGATTATCTTAATACTTTACAGTGGGATGGTGTGAAACGGTTAGATACTTTATTTATTGATTATATGGGGGCAGCAGACATGCCGTATACAAGAGCTGTTACACGTAAATCGTTCACTGCTGCAGTGGCAAGAGCGATGACTCCTGGTGTTAAATACGATTCCATGCCTGTTTTAACTGGTCCGCAGGGTTGGGGTAAGACAACTCTAATACAAAAGATGGGCCGATCGTGGTTTACAAACAGCATTGAGAGTTTCGAAGGTAAAGAAGCAGCTGAACTTTTACAAGGTGTGTGGCTTGTAGAAATAGGGGAAATGAGCGCTTATAACAAGAGTGATGTCAATACCATTAAAGGATTCTTAAGCCGAACAGAAGACCAATATAGAGCTGCCTATGCACGTAAAACAGAAAAGCATCAAAGGAAATGTGTTTTCTTTGGCACCAGTAATAGAAGTGACTATTTAAAAGATCCGACAGGTGGCAGACGGTTTTGGCCAATAGATGTAGGAGTGCAACAACCTAATAAAAGTGTATTTGTCCATTTAGATGAAGAAGTGAATCACTTATGGGCAGAGGCAGTGATGAATTGGCGGCTGGGCGAGAGTCTGTTTTTAACTGGAGAGCTTGCAGAAGAGGCAAAGCGTCAACAGGAGAGCCATGCTGAACAAGATCCACGTGAAAGTATTATAAGAGATTTTGTAGAGAGAAAGGTACCAATTGAGTGGCAGAAGAAAGATTTAGGTACAAGGAAGATTTATTGGTCTGGGGAGTTTGGAAACTCAGAAACACAAGTAGAAGACCGAGATCGTGTGTGTGCTGCAGAAGTATGGGTGGAGTGTTTAGGCGGGGATATAAGGTTTATGAAACGACAAGATACTATGGCAATTAACGATGTTTTGGAGCAAATGGATGGATGGAAAAAGCAGAAAAATCCATATAGGTTCGGTCCATATGGAAAAGTAAGAGGTGGATATTTGAAGGCTTAAAAAGTGTCTACCTTCTTGTCTACTTTGCACTGATTTTGTCTACCTTGTAAAAATTGGAAGTGTCTACCGTGTCTACTTTGAAAATGGAGAAAGTAGACACCAAAGTAGACAGGTTAAACCCTTGGGGTATCTACATTTATTATATATTGTCTACCTTGTCTACTTTAAATATATAAGAATATAAAAATAGGTAGTATAGAGAGAATATAACATTACCTAATATACCTAATTAGCCTGATTTTAATACACATACACATATATACAAGATAAAGTTGACAGCATCCTATCGGAGGTTTGGATTATGCGAGAAAAAGACATAGAGGAGTATTTACGAAAGAAGGTTAAATCAGCAGGTGGCAAAGCTTATAAATTTGAATCACCGGGAAACGATGGTGTGCCAGATAGAATAGTGATTTTCCCGAACAATAAGATTTATTTTATCGAATTAAAGGCGCCTGGTAAGAAGCCAAGACCATTACAATTAAAACAGATTCGAGATTTACAAAGTTTTGGATGTAGAACCGATGTACTGGATAGCAAGGAACAGGTTGATAACTTTGTAGAGATGGTGAAAGAACGTGAAGTTTAAACCTCATAATTACCAAATGTACAACATCAATCGAATTTTATCGGATCCTTTTCTAGCATTGTGGTTGGATATGGGGTTAGGGAAAACGGTCATTACATTAACGGCAATAAACGATTTAAAATATAACCGGTTTGAGGTGAATAAGGTACTTGTCATTGCACCTAAGAAGGTGGCACAAGGTACCTGGACGAATGAAGCAAAGAAATGGGATCATCTGCAGCTGTTGCGATTTTCTATCGTGTTAGGATCCCAAACAAAACGAATCAAGGCTTTAAATACACCGGCTGACGTTTATATTATCAATCGAGAAAACATTCCTTGGCTGGTAGATTACTACCGAAATTCATGGCCGTTCGATATGGTTGTGATAGACGAATCGAGTAGTTTTAAGAATCACCAATCGAAAAGATTCAAATCCTTAAAAGGGATTCGGCCACATATCAAAAGACAAGTGCAGTTGACTGGTACACCTTCACCAAATGGCCTTCTTGATATCTGGGCACAGATTTATTTATTAGACGGAGGATATCGATTAGGTAAGACAATCGGCGGGTTCCGAGAGAGATATTTTGAACCGGATCAACGAAATCGAGATAGAGTATTTTCTTATGCGCCAAAAGATGGTGCTGACAATAGGATTCATAGCTTAATCGGGGATATTGTAGTTAGTATGAAGGCTGAGGATTATATCGAGCTTCCAGCTGTTACTTATAATTCTGTACCTGTTGTTTTAGATGATAAAGCAAGAAGGGCTTACGAAAAGCTAGAAAAGGAAATGCTTCTTGAAGTGGATGAAACAGAGATTACTGCAGCATCTGCAGCTGTATTAGGAAACAAGTTACTGCAGTTATGTAATGGAGCTGTTTATGACGAAGATAGAAATATTGCGGAGATACACAATAATAAAATAGAGTCATTTCTGGAATTAATCGAAGCCTTAAACGGATCACCGGCATTAGTATTCTATAATTTCCAACATGATAAAAGCCGAATTCAGAAGGCATTAGAAAAATCGAATTTAAGGATCAGGGAATTAAAAACTCCACAGGACGAATTGGATTGGAACAATAAACAGATTGATGTTCTGTTAGCACATCCGGCATCTGCAGGCTACGGATTGAATCTGCAGCAAGGTGGGAATCACATTATCTGGTTCGGACTTAACTGGAACCTGGAACTCTACCAACAAGCAAACGCACGATTGGCAAGACAAGGACAGAAGGAGAAAGTGTTCATTCACCGGTTAACGGTCCAAAGTGGAATGGACGAAAATGTAGAAGATGCTTTGAAAGGTAAAGCATCAACACAAGAAAGTCTATTGTCTGCACTGAAAGCAAGAATTGAAAAAGTTAAAGAGGGGGCTTAACAGATGCAGCTTACAGAAAAACAGTTGAAAATAATCACAGATGTAGCTTCACAGAATGCCATTAAAGCCTATCGGGAATATACGGAACAACAGCAACAGGATAAGCACGATAGGCGGTTACGGAACATAAAATTACTTCTTCGGAATTACCGTAAATTTGTAAAACACTGTGACGATGTAGAAGCAGATATAAAAAATCTGAAGGAAAAACTAGATCTTGCTGATCTCGACACGGATGAATTTAGAATTCAATCCATTATGAGGAGTAAAAAACGTACATTAGCAATGATCGAGTACATTGACAAAGCATTAAGGGTTTACGAATCCATGTGCCAAGAATCAGGAGATCCGGAAGATATAAGGCGTTATAAAGTAGTGTATGATTTATATATTTCAAAGGATAAAGTTCTGGCAAAAGATATAGCCTCAAGGCACTTCGTGCATCATCGAACGATTTATAAAGACATTGACAGTGCATGCAAAACCTTGTCAGTATTGATGTTCGGCATTGATGGGGTTAAGTTTAGGTGAAGGCATAAGCCGGGCAGTTCATATGCACTTTAAAGGTGATATAATGATAACGTGAAATAAATATAGATACATGTAAAAGCACTCACTGGCATCTAGGTCGGTAGTGCTTTTTTTATAGAAGGAGTTATATATGAGAATCGAAACCATTGAAATTAATAAGTTGATACCTGCAGATTATAATCCACGACTTGATCTTAAACCAGGTGACACAGAGTATGAAAAACTCAAAAATTCCATACATGAATTTGGCTATGTTGAGCCACTTGTATGGAATAAACGTACAGGTAATCTTGTCGGAGGCCATCAGCGATTAAAAGTATTGATGGATGAAGGATTAACAGAAGTTGAAGTTTCCGTTGTTGATATGGATATCACAAAGGAAAAAGCCTTAAATATCGCCCTAAATAAAATTAGTGGTGAGTGGGATGAAGAGAAACTAGCAGTGTTGCTGCAGGATTTATCCGATAGCCCAATAGACATTGAATTATCTGGTTTTTCTCAAGATGAGTTTGTAGAATTGATTGAGGGGCTTCCGTTGGATACAGAAATTGATGAACCAGTTGAAGAAGATAACTTCGACGTTGAAGGAGCAATTGAAAATATAAGTGAACCGGAAACAAATTACGGTGACGTCTGGAAATTAGGACGTCATCTTTTAGTTTGTGGAGATGCAACAAATGCAAAAGATATTGCAAAATTAATGGGTGAAGACCAAGCTGATCTTGTTATAACGGATCCTCCATATAATGTCGCTGTAACAAGTGATTCAAAAGTATTAAATGAATCAGGAAGAGAAAAGATACTAAATGACGATATGTCTGCAGAGGAATTCGATGTTTTTCTAGATAAGGTATTTAAAAGCTATTCTTATCTGATGAAAGATAGTGCAGCTATTTATATATTTCACGGATCATCTTATCAACGAGAATTTGAAAACTCCATGAATAAACATAATATTTTGGTTCGATCTCAATGCATATGGGTAAAGAATTACCCTTCATTCGGTTGGGCTCAGTATAGGTGGCAGCATGAACCTGTTTTTTATGCTTATAAAAAGGGAAAGTCACCTTCCTGGCACGGAGACAGAAAACAAACAACCATTTGGAGATCTGGTTTGCCTGGTGAACAACCAGATCCCTCGACTGTATGGGAAGTTGGTCGAGGTAATGTAAATGATTATGTTCACCCTACTCAAAAGCCATTAGAATTAATCGCTATTCCGTTGAAAAACAGCAGCAAGAAGAATGATATTGTTATTGATTTATTTGGGGGGAGTGGTTCTACTCTTATGACATGCGAGCAAACAGATAGAGAGTGTCGGACCATGGAACTGGATCCGGTTTTTTGTGATGTGATTAAAAAGCGTTTCTATGAAAGTACGGGAATAGAACCTGTTTTATTAAATAATTAAAAAAAGAGAGGGTGCTAGTAACACCCTCTCTCAACATTAGCGCCGAAACATCGGCAGAGATAGTGGAAAGCTGTGGCCACAGTTGAGTAATAGCCACTATCTCACTTTCATTATATTTGAAAGGTCGGTGTTAGGCAATGAAAAACGCAAACAAACGTTCTAATGAAGAACTCCTAATAGAGCATGAAGCAATGACTGTTACTGGTGTCTTGGAGTCGAAAGAGAAGTACAGAAAGATTATTCAGGCAAGTATAGCGCGCTGGGTCAAGGACTTCCAAGAAGGAAGAATTGAAATAAAATCAGTGGATGATCTAAAAAAACTAATTGAAATTGACCTAGAGCTTCAGAAAGATGATTTTTAAAAACGAACTCAAACTTAAAGAGTCGGAGGTGGGCGGTGATGTAGGTTGGCTAGACCACGAGACACTAGAAGAGATGAAGCTAAACAATTATGGCTAGAAAGCAGCAAAGAAATGAAACTTGTAGATATTGCAAAAAAAATAGGCGTTTCTGCAAGTACCATCAGAAAGTGGAAATCACAAGATAAGTGGGATAAAGAGAGCGTTCCTAAATCAAAAGGGAGCGCTCCTAATCGTTCAGGAGCTCCAAAAGGAAATAGAAATGCAAAAGGTAATAAAGGCGGTGGTGCTCCGGTTGGTAATAAAAACGCTACAGGTAACCGCGGAGGTTCACCACCATTAGGAAACAGAAATGCTGTAACTACAGGTGAATATGAAACTCTTATGTGGGACTACCTTGAAGAAGATGAAAAGCAATTGTTTGATTCTATTGAGACAGATCCGCTTTATCAAATTGATATAACGATTCGAGAATTGTCTATCCGGCAACGTCGAATGATGAAACGCATTAAACAGCTACAGAATGGATTATCCGAACCTGAAAAAAGAGTGCTGCAGGAACTGAAAAACTCGAAAGATATTCACGTTATTGAAAAAGATGGTGTTCAGGTAAAGGTTCCTGTAAAGACTTCTGCATTAGTGGTTACGGAAATTGAGGAGACGCAGTACCGTAAAATAGATGACATAATGAACATCGAGGAGGCATTGACTAGGATAACTAACCAACTGGTTAAGGCTATTAAGCAAAAACATGACATTGAGAAATCATACAGTGAGCAACCTCTAAAAGAGCAATTATTAAAAACTCAGGTCGATAAAACTCGGTTTGAAATAGCAAAAGCAAAAGGCGAGGAAGGTACAGAATACGAAGATGACGGTTTCTTAGATGCCATAAAGTCAACAACTAACATATGGAATGATGACAATGATTAAAAAGAAGCCGGCACTATTCAAATTCAAACCATTTTCAATAAAACAACTTAAAGTTTTAAATTGGTGGACTGATACATCACCGCATAAAGATAAAGACGGTATTATATGCGATGGATCTGTAAGGGCAGGAAAAACAGTTGTTATGTCTTTGTCATATGTTTTGTGGGCAATGGACACATTCCAGGACGAAAACCTTGGGATGGCAGGGAAAACGATTGGATCTTACCGTAGAAATGTGATTACTCCTTTAAAACGAATGTTAAAGTCTCGCGGTTATAAAGTGAAAGACCACAGAGCAGATAACATGCTGTCTATCACATATATGGGAGTTACAAACTACTTCTATGTATTCGGTGGTAAAGATGAAGGTTCACAGGACCTAATTCAAGGAATCACACTAGCTGGAATGTTCTTTGATGAAGTGGCGCTTATGCCGCAATCATTTGTAAATCAAGCAACTGCCCGTTGTTCCGTTGAAGGCTCAAAGTTATGGTTTAACTGTAATCCGGGAGGTCCTTATCATTGGTTCAAGACTGAATACTTAGATCAATTAGAAGAAAAGAACATGCTGCATCTCCATTTTACGATGGAGGATAATCTTTCACTTTCCGAACGTATAAAAGAGCGATTCAAACGCATGTATAGCGGTATCTTTTACCAACGTTATATATTAGGACTTTGGGTGCTTGCTGAAGGTATTATTTACGACATGTTTAACGAGAAAAAGCACTACGTTAAGACAGAACTGAGACCGTATACAAAATACTATGTATCTATCGACTACGGAACGCAGAATCCAACAGCATTTGGTTTGTGGGGGCTATTTAATGGTGTTTGGTACAAAGTGAAGGAGTATCACCATAGCGGCCGAGAACAGAGCAAACAAAAAACTGATGCTGAGTACAGCAAAGATTTGAAAGAGTTTGTGGGCGATTTAAAAATAACATCGGTCATAGTAGATCCATCCGCTGCATCATTTAAGGCTCAATTGAAACAGGATGGATGGAAAATCCAAGATGCTGATAACGACGTGATTAATGGTATTCGTAATGTTGCAACAGCTTTAGTAACTGAATTAATCAAATTCAATGATTGCTGCAAACAAACAAAAAGGGAATTTTCATCCTATATTTGGGATGCAAAAGCATCTGATCGCGGAGAGGATAAACCAGTAAAACAGAATGATCACCATATGGATAGTGACAGATATTTTGTAAATACAATCTTGTACAAAAAGCCATCCATATCTGTTTTGAAATGAGGTGAATAAATGCTAATCGAAGACCTATACCGGGCTCCCTGGCATGAAAGGATGGTGAAAGTCATAGAAGGCATGGTGAGTAGTGTTATTACAGATAATGATATGTTGGCCAAGGAAATTCAAGAGTGGGAAAACAGTGAGACTAGGAATAATATGATCACTGGCGAGCTCTATTACTTGAACAAGACCGACATATTGAAAAAAGAACAAAAGATTAAATGGAAATCGAATCAGAAGCTGGCGCATGGATTTGCTAAGAAATTAGTAGACCAAAAGATTGGGTATTTGTTATCAAAAGAGCCTACATTTGGGACTGAGAATAAGGTATACAGTAAAATTATGCAGGAGACATTTGATCGCGGTCTTTTGAAAAAGATTAAAAACGTGGGAAAAGAAGCCATCAACAAAGGAATTGCTTATTTGTACCCATACATCAATGAAAAAGGGGATTTGTCCTTCATGAAGTTTCCCTCTGAACAGATTATTCCGTTCTGGGGAGATAATGAACATATGAAATTAATCTCTTTCATACGGGTGTACGAGATTAGCATTTACATGGATGGTGAAAAGAAAAAGCAGAAAAAGGTGGAGTACTACCATTCAGGTGGTATCAAGTTTTTCGTTAAAGAAAACAATAGACTGATTCCGGATGTTCCTGCAGGTATCGAGCAGAATTTCCATTTCACCATTAATGACAAACCGTATGTGTGGGAAAATATTCCACTTATCCACTTTAAATACAATGAAGAAGAGCAGCCTTTAATCGACAGTATTAAATCATTAATAGATAACTTTAATTTGCAGGCATCCACCAATGCTGACTTGTTAGCCGATATTCCGAAATTTATTTATAAATTAATTAATTTTGGCGGGGAAGATTTATCTGAGTTTTTGTCTGATTTGAATAAATACATGGCTGTTAAGCTGGACGAAAACGGAGACGTGGACAAGCTTCAGGCAGAGATCCAGACAGATGCTGTCGAAAAGGAAATTGACCGTAACCGGAACTCAATCTATGAGTTTGGTCGGGGTGTAGATACTAGGGAAGAAAGTTTAAGAGACGCTTCAGGCGTTGCGCTTCGATTCCGTTATTCAGATTTGGATATGGATTGCAACATTCTTGAAGCTGAATTCCAATCATCCATCGAGCATATGATTTGGTTCATAAATCATTACCTGTTTATGACGGGCAAGGGTGATTTCACCAAAGAGAAAATAAATATCATCTTTAACCGAGATATTATTATTTCAGAAACAGAAGCTATTGACAGTTGTGGAAAATCTGTCGGTATTTTGGATGATAAGACTATACGAGAAAATCATCCTTGGTACACAGAGGAAGTTGAAGCCCGACTAGAAGAACAGAAAAAAGAAGAAATTGAGGGCTATCAGGATACATTCGGTAAAGATGATGTGACGGTTGATGAGTAAGAAGTATTGGGAAAGTCGTTCAGTACAACGCGAAATGGAATCCCAGCTCATTGCAAGTAAGTATTTAGCCCGAATGGACGAAAGCTTACGAGAAGCTCAGGAGGACATACTAAAGCAAATTGATACATTCTATGCGCGATATGCAAAGGATAATAAAGTTTCTTTATCAGAAGCCAGGAAGTACCTGACAGCGAAAGAGCTGAAAGACTTTAAGAATATCGATTTGAAACGGTTCCGTGAAATGTCTCTTGCAGGAAATCCGGAATATGACCGGATCTTGAATGCTACAAGTTATCGGGCCCGCATCTCACGTCTTGAAGCACTAAATATGCAAATAGAAATGAGAATGGTTGAACTTTACGGTGGTGCAAACGGGTTACAAGAATATACGTATACTGGACTAACAGATGTGTACAACAACTCGTATTACCGTACAATGCATGATTTGCATAAGACGGGAACTATTATAGGGGTAGTAGCTGCCACATCGGACAGCTCGATGAAAGAGATTCTTTCCTACAATTGGAGTGGAAAGGAATTTTCAAAGCGTATTTGGGGGCACCAGGCAGCTACAAGACAGTCAATCCAGAAAGAGTTAGAAAGAAGCTTTGCTTCAGGTCGATCATTGCAGCGAACTACCAAGTCTATTATGGATATTACGAATGTTTCCCGTTCGCGTGCTGAAGCGCTTGTCCGAACAGAATCTAATTTCTTTCACGGCCTAGCAGCTCAGAATAGTTATGTTGATGCTGGGATTGAAAGATATGAGATTTTATCAACGCTAGATAGTAGAACCTCAAATATTTGTAGAGAGCAAGACGGAAAAATCTATAAGACGAAAGATTATAAACCCGGTGAAACCGCTCCTCCGTTTCATGTGCGTTGCCGAACTACCACGATTCCTTATTTTGATGAATCAGTTTATATGGTAGGAGAGAAACGGCAATCGTCCGATGGGCTTATTGATTCAATGTCTTATGAAGAGTGGTATAATGAAAGTGTATTGAAACCAAAGCAAGAAGCTGAACGTATAGAAAATGAGAAACGGCAATCCTTAATATCACAAATTCAATCTGACATTAAGGGCGGCGAATACAAGCTGCAACATAGTCGAAATCATTTTGACAAACATAATCCAGCACATAAAAGGTATCTTGATTATGTGGAGCGAAATGCAGCTAAAGGAAAACAGAAACCGAGTCATTTAATCGTTTCATATGAAGAGGCAGATGAACTGGTTGAAAAATATGCTGGAACTGGCGAGATAAAGCTTACAAAAAGCGGAAAATGGAATAATAAAGAATTAATAATATCCCAGGAAACCATAGGAGTTCATGTTGACCAAGGGACAGGAAAAGAAACACCTACGAACGCCTTCTTTATACACTATGGGAAGTCCGGCACTCATATCATACCAACTTTAAAATAAGGAAGTGAGAAAATGAAACTTTGGGAGTTCACTCAGAAAAGAGTAAAAGTTACATTCAAAGATGGGGAAATCCTGAAAGGGTTCGTCCGAGATTATATTGACCAAGAGGATACAGATTTTGATTATGACGAATTGTCGTTCATTCCAGATGGTCAAGAAGAAATAACTATTTCTGAACTTGAAATTAATACCATTGAAATTATTGAGTAAAGGCACTTTCAACCGTGGTAGGTAGAGGGTGCTTTTTATTATGTCTCGTCTTTTTAGCATTTGCAGACGTAAAAGATTCAAAGTTGGTCGTGGACGTAACCACGTAAAAATAATCGTAACCAGGGAGGAATATTCATGAAACGTGAATTTATGGAAGGCATGGGTCTTGAAAAAGAGGCTATTGATAAAATCATGGCTGAACACGGGAAGACAGTTGAATCCCATAAAACGAAGGCAGCAGGTCTTCAATCAAACGTTGATGATCTGACTGGGCAACTGGCTAAACGTGATAAAGACCTAAAGGCATTGAAGAAGCAAGCAGAAGGCAGCGAAGATTTGCAAACGCAGCTTACTAATCTTCAAACCAAATACGACACAGATAAAAAAGATTATGAAGCAAAAATTAAGGATGCTCAACTATCCAGTGCGCTAAAACTTGCACTGAATGGAAAGGTCCATGATACAGATATGGTAATTGACCGTATTGACAAGGCTAAAATCAAATTAGATGAGAGCGGAAACGTTACCGAAGGACTTGATGAGCAGATTAAAACACTGCAAGAATCGAAGTCTTTTTTATTTGTTCCAGAAGAAAATCCAGCACCTGAGATTAAAGGAGCAAAGCCAGCTGAAGGTGACCCAGGAGGAAAAGGGGCACCAACTAGTCTTGGTGTCGATTTCGCAAAAATGGCAAACGAAAAAGGCACAAATGCAAGTACAGAAAACAACCCATGGGGTTAAAGGGAGGAAAATAATATGCCATATGTAAAAAAGGTATCAAATGCAGAACGAGTTAACTTTCTAGCGGCATCAAAGGTGCAGTCTTTTACGTATCAAGTGAGTGGTGAGGGTGTAACACCTAATGAAAACGGAAAGAAAATTGTAAAAGTAGGCACGATTCTACCTGCTAATGATGAGACAGCAGAAGGTATTTTGTATACAGACGTTGATGTATCAAATGGTCCACAACCGGGAGCTTTAATCGTAGAAGCGTATGTTTTAGAGGAACGTTTACCTGTCACACCTGATGCTGAGGCGAAAACTGCATTATCAAAAATTACATTCCGATAATTCGGATAAAGGAGGCATTTATTCATGGATGTATTAGAACTATTTAAATCAGAAACAGTATTAAATTATGTGAAGGAACGACAATATAATCCGCTTTTAGGGGAGACATTGTTCCCTGAAGTAAAGCACGACACTCTTGATTTTAGCTATTTTAAAGCTGGTAGCAAACTTGCGACAATTGCTTCTGTACACGCATTTGATACAGAGGCAGAAATCGGTTCACGCGAAGCAGCTGAACAAGCTCTCGAAGCTGCATATGTAAAACGTAAACTCCAAATTACTGAAAAGGATTTAATTGCCTTAAAGTTTCCACGTACTGAAGGTGAGAAAAAGTATTTGATGGGACAGGTTTTCAATGACATTGATATGCTTGTTGCTGGTGTTAAGGCTCGAATTGAGCTTATGCGTATGGAGGCTCTTTCTACTGGAAAAGTAACGTTGAATGAAAACGGATTGAACATGACAATTAACTATCATGTACCGTCTGAACACCAGGAAGCGTTAAGTGGAACTGGAAGATGGACAGAAGATACCGCTGATATTATTGGTGATTTAGAACGTTGGGCAGGTACGCTAGATGAAAAGCCTACACGTGCATTAACATCAAACAAGATATTAACGCAAATGTTACGTAATTCGAAAATCATCGGATACCTTTATGGTAAAGATTCTGGTCGTATCCCAACTCGGTCTGACTTAAACGCATTTCTATTGCAACACGATCTACCTCAAATTGCTGTGTATGATGCTAAATATCGTAAGCAAAATGAAAATGGTACTTACACAAAGTATCGTTATTTAGGCGAAAATAAGTTTGTAATGTTTGGAGATGGATCACTCGGAGAAACGCTATATTGTCCTACTCCTGAAGAATCACGAATGATTCTTGAAGGTGCCGATGTTTCGAATGTCGATAAGGTAATAACGATGGTGTATGAAGAAGGAAAAGACCCAATTTCAACATGGACAAAGGCAGCAGCTACTGCTATTCCTTCTTTTCCAGAATCGGAAAATGTATTCCAAGCTCAGCCGATAGCATAAAGGAGGAAAGCCGATGATAGTAGAAGTTATTGATGTTCCCGTTCGATACAATGGTAAGACGTATCGGACGGGAGAAATATTTGAAATGGAAGAGCCCCATGTGGATGAAAATATTGTTAAGGTAATATCCAAGGTAGAAAAAGAACCAAAAACCCTTGATAGTATGACTGTTACGGAATTAAAGGAGTACTCAGCCGAAAATAACATAAATCTCGGAGAAGCCAAGAAAAAAGAAGAAATTCTAGCTGTTATAAAATTGGAAGAAAATGCTGAAAATCCTCCACAAGAATAAGGTGGGCTATTATGAAAGTAATTGATATCGTAAAAGCAAAGCTTCCTGATCCAAAGCCAGAGGATGAGATTTTAAGCATGCATATTGAGGAAGTAGGCCAATCTATCCAGACATACTGCAACAGGGGGGATATCCCTCCTGAATTACGGTTTGTACATGCAAACATGGTTATTGATTTCATTAACGGAATTAAACGAAGTAATGATTCTGATGGGCAAACAACTATATCATCTATTAAAGAAGGTGACGTGCAGGTGTCCTTTGGTGCCGCACGATTGGAATCTAAAGAACGTGCAACTCAATCCCTCCTTTTTGATTATGCTAAACAGCTAAATAGATTTCGAAAGCTGAGGTGGTAACCGTGGACATAACCAGTATCATGGCCAAAGCTACCTCAGCAGTAGAATTTATGTATGACAAAAAAGCCATCATCAAGCGGTATATGTCGATTGTTAAACCAAACGGTGCGGACGGTATGGATTGGGTACCAGTTTATGAAAATGTACCTTGCCGGTTATCCAACCCAAGCTTGAATAATGCGAAACAGGGCGAAGCAAACGTCGTCCAATATGATGTTAAGCTTTTTCTTTCGAGTGACTTTAAGGTTAAAGCAGGGGACGAGATCACTGTGTATTCACTAGAAAAGGGGAAGATTGTTAATTCGAAAAACTATGAATCTGCAAAAGAACCTTTCGGTTATGTGACACATCAAGAAGTGCTGCTGTTACGAAAAGGGTATGCCTAATGGGCTTTGAATTCAGTGAGGTTGTAAGTATAAAAGCAAACTTAATTGAGTTAAATAAGGCATTTCACCGTATCCATTTAAAAGTGGCGAAACGTGTTGCGCTATTGGCCATTCGAAAAGTAAAGAAGATGACTCCGGTTGATAATAATATACTACGCCCTGCTTGGCAGTATGATGTAATTAAGAGGGGCGATACGTATATCATAGTAATCTATAACCAAACTGAGTATGCTTCCTTTGTTGAAAAAGGACACAGAATAGTCGTGGGCGGCAGAACAGTTGGTTGGGTTGAGGGGCGCTTTATGTTGGAACTAACAGGAAATGAAATGGAACGTATCGCGCCAAACATGTGGAAAATAGAAGTCGAAAAGGAGATGAGACGTATCTTTGGAAACTGAGCTAAAATCACTCATCATTCGACAAATAAAAGAAGTGTATGGTAATGAAATGAAGGTGTATGACGAACCTGTTAGACAAGGTTTAGAGACACCTTCTTTTTTAGTACTCCTTATTGAAGATCAGCAAGAACGAAAGCTTGGTTATATGTCAGAATGGGAATTTTTGGTCAATGTAACGTATTTTCCACATGATGGCTATAACGCTTATTCTGAAAATGATAGAGTAAGTCAAACATTTAAAGAAAACTTTCGATATATAGGGAATGTCTTCCACGTTAATAGATTAAAAGCTACTAAGTCTGATGGCATTTTAATCATCTCCTTCACTGTTAAAAAACAAGTAAAAGAGATACTTGACGGAACAAAAATGCAGGCGCTGCAATATGGAGGTGTAACCAGTGAGTAAAGAAAAAGAAGCAAAGAGCCAGCAGAAATATGGTAAAGAAGCGTTTTTAAAGGCTGAGAAAAACACGAATGAACGGTTGCTATTACAAGTACTGTTGGAAGATGGTAAATCTTATTCAAAAGTCGACGTTACAAAAATCGTAAAAGATTGGAAACAGAAGGAGGTTAAAGGATAATGGCAGGAGGACATTGGGAAAGTCAGAACAAAGTACGTCCAGGTGCGTATATCAATTTTGAAACAAATGATCTTGTAGCTACAGGGGTAGATGCTAGAGGGGCTGTTGCCATTCCACTTGCCCTTGATTGGGGCGCAACAGGAGTTTTTACAAAAGTTTCTCCAGGCTCGAACTTAAATCAATTGTTCGGAAGAAGCTTAAATGAATTGCTTCCGATCCGAGAGGCATTTAAAGCAACAGGAGAAGTTATTGTTTATAACTTAAGTGGTAAAGGTGAAAAAGCAAAAGCAACAAGCGACACTTTTTCCGCTACTGCTGTCCATAGCGGTAGCGATGGAAACAAAATTACAGTCACAATTTCTCTTGGCTTAGAAGGGGAAGCGACAGTGAAAACTCACTATGATGGGGTTCAGGTCGATTTACAGGAGGTTTCTTCGAGTGTTGATTTAACAACTAATGCTTACGTTACATTTAGCGGAGAATTACCTGAAGCAGATGAAACATTGACCCTTTCAGGTGGTAAGACTGAGAAGGCGACAAATGAATCATATGCCGCCTTTGCAGTCGGGCTAGATTCCCAAAACTTTAAAGTCGTGGCTATCGGCACGGAAGATGAGTCTGTGAAAGCTTTATTTGCAACAAAGGTCAAAAAGTGGCGTGAGGATGAAGGGAAAAATATCACTCTCGTTACCAATAACTACAACACAGCAGATCACGAGGGTATTGTTTCAGTTAAAAATTATGTTGTCCTAGATAGAAATGAGATTATCGAAGCTAAAGAAGCAGTGTATTGGTATGGTGCAGCTTATGCAATTGCTGGTACTAGCTCACTTACTTATGTCGAATATCCAGGAGCGATTGACTGTGAGCGCCTATCGCACGAAGATATCGTAAAAGCATTAAAAGACGGTCATATCGCGTTCACTTTCCAACAAGGTATGGATGGTGTGGATTCGGTGGTTATTGAACAGGATATCAATACATTCCGTAGCATCACTGCTAAAAAGAATCAAGATTTTAGAAAGAATAAGATTATCCGTACAATGGATTTTGTCGGAAACAATGTGCAACATATTTATTCAAGGTACTTCATTGGTCAAGTCAACAATAATGAAGATGGAAGAAACCTTTTCAAAGGTCAAATTATGACTACCGTATTGGATCCGCTTGTTCAACTGGGAGCTATAGAAGCTTATAATCCTGATGAATTCATTATAGATCAGGGGATGGAAAAAGATGCTGTAACAGCAACCCTTGGTCTTAAATTTGTAGACGCGATGGAAAAACTTTACATGACGGTAGAATGTAAATAGTGGAGGTGGAATAGATGGGACGTATTATGCGAAATAGCGATGCGATATCAGCAAAAGAAGGAACTGTATTCATTACAATTGATGGCAAAGTGCATGAATATGCGGAGCTAATCAAGTTTGAAGCTCGTGTCGATTACACGAAAGCAGAGGTCAAATCAGTAGGGAAGAGAATGAAAGGGAATAAGATTGTCGGTGCAGAAGGGGCGGGCTCGATGGAGATTCATTATCACCGACCTGAAATGCGTCGAATGGCTTTGCAATACTTAAAAACTGGTAAATCTCCTATTTTTGATGTTCAAGTTGTGAATTCCGATATTACTTCTCGTGCGGGTAAGCAGACGACACTCATCAAAAATATTGTTCCAGATGGTGCGCTACTTGCTTCACTTGACGGGGACAGCGAAGACCTTTTAAAGGATGAAACAGATTTCACATTTGACGATTTCGATTTCCTAGATCAGTTTAAAGTATTAAATGACTAATAGAAAAATAGCGGGGGGAATTCAATATGAGCAAATTTAAGGCATTTATGAAAGGCAATGTAAAAAAGGCGGAAACTGTATCACTGAAATTGGATAGATTCGATGAGCTTATTCTGCTTCAACCTTTGTCTTCTGGAGATGCTGATGCAATCAACGATGGATGTTTTAAAAATAAGCCGGGTAAAAAAGGTAAACAAGAACGAGTATTTGATGTAGTGAAGTATAACCGTGGTGTTTGTGCTGCATCTATTGTCTACCCAGATTTGAACGACGCAGAGCTACAAGAGTCTTATGGAGTCCGGGGTGCAGAGGAATTATATTCATCCTTGTTCTTGTTTGGGGAAGCTGCAGAGATTCTTGAAAAAGTGACAGAGATAAGCGGATTGTCTGCCTCTATTGAAGATGACATAGAAGAAGCAAAAAACTAATCAGTGGAGGGGAAGATGAAGTGGATGCGGAAGCAGTCTTCGCTCACTTCGCCCTCCAACGTTTACGTATTCGCCCACGGGAATTTTTTGAAATGGATCGCAAAGAAAAAGCTTTTGTTATTGCGAGTATCCAAATTCGAACGGAAGAGGAGAAGAAAGAAGCAAGTAGTATAAACCGGAAAAAGAAGTAAATAGTAATATTTTCCCCTTCTGTGGTATATTGGAGTAAAAAAAAGGGGGATATCTGGATGAAAGCTTTATTTAAAATTGTGGACGGTTTAGACTTGAAAAATCCGTATGCTCAGTTGAGGGCTAGTATCGACGGTGAATTCTTTAAGGTAGAGGAAAGAGAATTTAAGGTCTTTAGACCAGTGACAACAGCGTCTTATAAAATACATCTGAAAAACATTATTGCCAACATATCAACAAACGAGCATGAACTTATTGAGCAAAATAAAAGTGCTATTGGTCGCGGTGTTGTAGGAGGTTTGATTTTTGGGCCAGCAGGAATTATTCTAGGTGGGTTGTCAGGTGTTGGAACAAAGAAAAGTGTGAAGAAAAGGCAATATTTTATTGTTTCCTATCTTTCTTCGGATGGAGAAATTTGCAACATCACTTTTTTGACAGACTCTGTTTCCGATCCAGTTACAACAAAGTTATTTAATAAACACATGATTAAAAAGCTAGCACGAGTTAAACCAGTACCAGAAGTTGAAGAGCTTCAAGCTAAAATTAAGCAAGAAGAAAAAGAAGAGAATACCGAAACGATATTATGATATTGCAAGAACACCAGGCAGGATTGGTGTTCTTTTTATTTGTGTAAGAAAGGCAGGTAAGAACATATGTCAGGAGCACAAACAACCCTTTCGCTACAGGACAGGTTGACAGGGCCGCTTACAAAAATAATGAGGGCAATGGACAGCACTATCCGAGTCATGGAGCAGATGGACTCCTCTACCCAGCGATTGGACCAAAGAAGCCTGGCAAACGCAAGGCGGAACATTTCAAGTGCTTCGGCAGACTTGGAGCGCCTACGGAGTTCAATGGCATCAGCGGGGAGGGGGACAGAGGCAGCAGCACGCCAACAGGAAAGGTTTAATCATTCTCTTGGTGACGGTCTTTCTGTTATCAAGGATTATGCCGGTGGCTTGTTAGCGGCCATTGGGGCATATCAAGTTTTCAATGCAGCCAAAAATATGCTTTCGGATATGTTCTCCCGTGGTGTTGACTTCCACGCTTTCCGGCAATCGTCTGAAGTAGCATTTACAACTTTTTTAGGGGACGCGGAAAAAGCGAAACAATACATGGATGATATGTATGCTTTTGCTTTAAAGACTCCCTTTGCTTACCCCGATCTGCTTGAATCCAGTAGGAACTTGATCGCTTTTGGTATTGAAGCGCAAAACACCTTCCCGATCATGCAAGCAATCGGCGATGCGGTTGCAGGTATTGGTGGCGGTAATGCAGAAATGCAGAACATGGCAGATATTTTTGGCCAGATACAGTCTCAAGGAAAGCTAACGATGATGGAGGTAAATCGACTCAGTTCATACGGTGTGAATTCTATTGAAATGTTGGCAGCGGCTTCTGGTACAACAGGAGACGAGATAAGAAAGCAAATATCTTCAGGAGCCATCGGCGCAGGACAAGCCATTTCTACCCTTGTTGAAGGTATGAATGATAAATTCGGTGGTTTAATGGAGGGCGTGAAAGGGACATGGCGAGGAGCAATCGACTCCATGAACTCAGCGAGAAGGAATGCAGGAGCTGCCATGATGAAAGATTTCATGGAGCCTTTAACAAATGCCGTCGGTGTAGTTACTGATGGATTCAAGAAAGTACCTGTATACATTGGCCCAGCAGTAGCTGCTTTTATCCCTCTATTGAATATGTTCAATAAAACGTTTAGTGAGGGTCGATTTGATGGGGTTTTCTCAGGAATTGGCGCTTCATTAACTTTCCTTGCTACTCTATTGTTTTGGGTTGGTCAATCAGCTTTGTGGATAGCAGGAATTTTTGCTGATAATTGGTCTTGGATTGCTCCCATACTTACCGCTTTGGCAGCAGTTTTAGGAACAATTATTTCTATTTTATTGATTAAGTACGCAGTTCTCGGACTCATCCGATTGGCTACATTAGTCTGGGCTACGGCTCAATGGGCAGTTAACGCAGCTTATCTTGCTAACCCCATTGGTTGGGTTTTACTGGGGATTGTGGCGGTAATAGCGCTAGTTATCTATGCAATGGTAGCCTGGGGGGAACAAACAGCCGTAGTGATTGGGTGGATTGTTGGCTCTATTTACTGGCTAGGTGCTGTCTTTTATAACGTTCTTATGGGTATCGGTAATTTCGGTATCGTGGTTGCTGAATGGTTCGTGAATATTTGGAACCAAGCTGTTTTTATGGCCCAATTGGCTTGGATTGGTTTTAATCTATTCGTACGAATGGTTCTTGATGGCATAGGAAACAAGGCGTTATCCGTGGCAGAGTTCTTCATAGATACTTGGAATAATGCGACTTATTCCGTGCAGATGTTCTTTTACCATTTACAGAAATTTGCACTTACCGTTGCAGCCGCAATTGCAAGAGGGGTTGAGGGAATCATAAATAGCGCTCTCAGCGCAATCTCCAGTTTAGTAAGTGCTGCAGCAGGCAAACTGAACAGCCTCATAGGTATGGTCAATAATATACCAGGTGTAAATATTAGCGCCATCGGAAGCGTTGACTTGAAAATAAGCAATAAAGCATCTTCCGCAATCGATAGCTTTAAAAACAGCTTGGAAGCACCAACGAAGGCAGCAACTGCAAACCTCGGAAGGATGAATACTGCCGGTGAATATATGAGCAGCGTAAATCTTCCGAATGCTCCTGAGAAGGTTTCTTTCGGAAGATTAGATTATGCCAATACAGGTGCTGCTTTCGACAAAGGCTACAATGTAGGATCTAATATGTCGTTAAAAGCTTCAGATAAATTATCCAACGCAGTTGACAAAGTGACAGGAGTATTCAGCGGAAAAAATCAAGAAAACTTACTCAATGCAGGTGAAGTTCCTACTGCAGGTTTTGATCCAAACCTTGGCGGTGGAGGGAAAACAGCTCCAGGTGCTGCAGGAGGGAAAGGAAAAGGCAATAACCCGACAGGTGGTAAACTTGATTCAATTGGAAAGATTGATAATGAAATTAATATAGCTGAAGAAGACTTGAAAATACTAAGGGATTTAGCGGATATCCGTTCCATTCAGAACTTCGTCACGTTGACGCCTCAGGTCACATTCGGTGATCTTACAGTCCGCGAAGAGTCAGATATCAATAAGATCGTACGCAAGATTGAAAAAATGCTCGAGGATGAAATGGAAAACAGTGCTAAAGGGGTGTATAAGTGATGCACGGAATCTATTTAAGTGTAACAAATGATTCTGATGGGTTCCGTCTTCCAGTTAACCCTGAAAAAGTGAATGTATCTAGGGACGGAGACGGAGAAGAATTTAAGATTGCTAAACTTGGCAGTGTAAACATTCCCAAGGACGTTGAATTAACAGTGTTTGAATTGGCTTCCTTTTTTCCTGGTCAAAAATATCATTTTCTTGTAACGGAGTATAAACAACCAAAATTTTATATAGATAAACTGAATCGTTGGCAAAAGGATAAACTACCTGTGAGGTATATCTATGTCAACGGTTCTTTCGCTATTAATGAATTAGTCACTATCGAATCATTTGAATACAGTGAGGAGTACGGAAGTAAGGATGTTACCTTTACCCTGTCCTTAAAAAGATACGTAGACTTTGGTCCTAAGAAGCTAAAGGTAGCTGTTCCTAATCAAAAAGCAGTAAAGAAAACAGCGCCTTCTAGACAAAACAATAAGTCAACGCCAAAAACATATACCCTCATCAAAGGTGATAGCCTTTGGAGAGTAGCCCAAAAGTATACGGGCAAGGGTAGTAACTATCCAGCACTTGCTAAATTAAATGGAATTAAGCCTAGTCAATATAGAAAGCTACCAATAGGGTTGAAATTAAAAATCCCGCCGAGTTGGTAAAAGTGAGGTGTCTTCATGGAAGTGTTAATCGACAATAGGAATGGTACGGTCCTAGATATCCCTGTTACTTCGATTGAGTGGAAAACCGAAAGGATAGGGAAGGCAGGTTCATTTGAAGGTTCTCTTGTCTTAGAAGAGCCAACCAAATACCCGATTAATAGCGGTGCTGTATTACGGTGTATGGACGGGAAACAAAAGATTTTCTATGGCTACGTATTCGAAAGTAAATATTCAAAAAACAGCGAAGTAACAGTTAAAGCATACGACCAGCTTCGATATCTCAATAACAATGACACTTATGTAATATCGGCCACAACAGCGACAAAAGCGATAAAAAGAATTTCCACTGATCTAGGATTGAAAGTCGGAACGTTCGTCAATACAGGGTATGTGGTTCCTGGCATTGTTGAGGATGATAAATCCGCTTTTGATGTGGTGTGCAAGTATTTAGATTCTACGTTGATTGCCACGAACCAAAACTTCATAATATATGATGATTTTGGTTCCGTGGTTTTAAGAAATGTATACGATATCGCTATTCCAGCAGACGACTTCTATATAGGAGAAGACAGTCTGCTTTTTGATTTTGATTACTCTAAATCTATCGATAAAGATACAGCGAACAGGGTAAAACTGGTCCATGATAACAAAAAGACTAGTAAACGAGAGGTATATATCGTACAAGACTCAAAGAATATGGCCAAATGGGGTAGATTACAAAAGTTTAGAAAAGTAGACGAGAATATGACAGATGCCCAAATAAGAGATTTAGCAGATAAGATGATTAAGCTTTTAAACCGAGAGACGAAAACACTTGATTTAGAATGTTTAGGTAACTGGAGAGCAAGAGCTGGCCGCTTTGTTTATGTTTATTTACAAAAGATTGATATTAAACAGTATTTCCTCATCGAAGAGTGCAGCCACAAATGGTCAGAAGGTGTGCACACTATGAGTTTGAAATTGAAGGTGATATAAGGTGGGTATGTTGGAAATAGTAAAAAAAGCAGCCATTGGGGCAAATGACGCCACCAACCCTGTTAACGTGTTATTCGGAAAAGTAATAAAGGCCTCGCCTTTTGAAATTGAGATACATCAAAAACTGACACTTACTGAAGAGTTTCTTGTTGTTACTGATAAGGTAAAAGACTTATCGAATGGTGACAAAGTGGTTCTCTTACGAGTTCAAGGCGGTAATCAATTTATAGTACTTGATAAGGTGGTGGAAAGCTAATGGTGTTACCTGAAGGAGGCATAATCGTCACAGAGAATTTAGAGGTTGTAGACGAAGCTGACCTACCAACATTGACCTATAAGCTTGATTTTATCAGAGGAAGATGCGCTGGGATGGTGGGGGGACGCAGAGCAATCGAGCAGGCTATTTTCAAGATCCTTCAGACGGTCCGTTTTGCTCACCTTATCTACTCTGATGATTATGGTTTTGAGAATATGATGGGTTATGAAGAGCTGTTTGCCCGCGCGGAACTGCCAAGACGTATTGAAGAATCTCTTTTCCAAGATGAACGAATTACGGCCATAGAAAATATGAATCTCGAATTCAATAAAGATGAAGTAATGGTAACGTTTACCGCCATCACAAATTATGGAGATGTAGAGGTACTACGGGAGGGGATACCGTTTGTTTGAACACAAAACTTTTGAAAATGTATTGCAGGATATGCTTGATCGAGTAACGGATGATGTTGATAAACGAGAAGGATCCATTATCTATGATGCTCTGGCCCCTGCAGCAATGGAGCTAGCAGAAACATATACGTACATGGACTTGCTTTTGTTAAGGACATTTGCCTACACAGCGGATGGAGAGGATCTTGATAAGCGTGTTGGTGAATTCGGTGTTAATCGTGATCCTGCAACCTACGCTGTTAGAAAAGCAACAATCTCAGATGCAAATGGTAATCCCCATGATGATGTTCCGTTGGGTGCTCTTTTTCAATTAAACAGTATTAATTATGAGATCGGTGATAAAGTAAGCGCTGGGAATTATAGAGTAATAGCAAAGACTGCTGGGCAAGTAGGAAATATAGATTTTGGTGGTTTAATTCCAGTTGAACCTATAGAGCGTTTGGGACGAGCTGAACTAGGTGAAGTGATCGTACCAGGTGCAGACGAAGAAACAGATGAACACCTAAGACAACGATATTACGATACCGTAAACGAACCGGCTTTTGGTGGAAATATTGCTGATTATAAACGAAAAATAAACGCTATTGATGGAGTCGGCGGAACGAAAGTTTACCCTGTATGGCAGGGTGGTGGAACTGTTAAATGTACCTTCATAGCGAGTGATTACAGTGCTCCAACTAAAGAATTAATCAACACTGTACAAACAAATGTAGATCCAGAAGTGAATGGAGGAGTAGGTCTTGGGATAGCCCCAATTGGGCATCAAGTGACTATAACAGGTGTGCAAAGTAAATCTATTAATGTCGAGACCGTGATTGTCTTATTAACCGGCACTACTATAGGGCAGGTGCAATCTGAGATTGAAAAAGTAATCGAAGACTATTTTCTCTATTTAAGAAACGACTGGACCAATCAAACTCTAACTGTTCGAATGTCACAAATAGAGGCTCGAATAGTCACCATACAAGGGGTTGAAGATGTATTTGATACAAAACTAAACGGTTTGTCTAACAACGTAATCCTAGAAGATGAAGAAATACCGATATTAGGGACGGTGACCATAAATGGCTGAAAGAATTATGCAGCATCTTCCTGATTTTTACCGTCAAATATTAGAATTTATGGAACTTGATATAACGGAGACAATTGAACTTGAAAAGCTTGATCTGGCGTTAGAACAGGTTTATGATGATCAGTTCGTTTTATCTTCTAGTGAGGCGGCAGTTGAAAGACGCGAGAGAATGTTAGGCATTCAAGCCGACCCAACCATAGAATCCCTTGATTTCCGTAAAATGCGTATCCTTAATAGATACCAAACGAAACCACCTTTTACTATTCGATATTTACAGCAGAGATTAGACTTTCTTGTCGGGAAGGGTAGAACTACTGTAGAAGTAGATCCAGTGAATTTTATATTAACAGTAATAGCTGCCATAGACGAAGCTGCCGTATTTAAGGAAGTTGAGTACACAGTTAAAACTACAATCCCTGCAAACTTGTATTATCAGCAACAAACAGCCCTGAAGGATGTCATTAAATTAGTTGAAAACATATCGAAAAGAGAAATTACTTGGAATTATAAATTTGATGATACCTGGAAGCTTGGCGAAAAGCCTTTTGGATCACTTGGAACGGAGATGATCATTAAATGATATCTGCATCATTTAAAAATGATATTGCAAAATATACAGATCAGAGAGTATCAAAAGTAGTACTTAACGGTACTTTTTCGATTTCTAATTTTGAGGTAAAGTCTGTTAGTGATAACGTAATGGTTTTAAATTATATCGTTTTTGCCTCTGATATTTCGCTTATTACCAAGATTGAATTAGTTGATAGCCAAAATAAAATAATCAGCTCAAATGATGTGAACATCCCCGTTACAACTGATCAATTGATGATTCAAACTATAGAGATTAAGGAGGGATAAAATGGCAAAAGTAGATTGGACCTATGGCGAGGTTGTTAAACCAGATGATCTTAACGATATAGGAAGAGAAATTAATGACAAGGAAACACCAACGGGAGCACAGCAAAAGGTTGATGCACATGCTAATCTTAAAGACAACCCACATAATACTACAGCTGAACAAGTAGGTCTAGGCAATGTGACCAATATTAGACAAGCGAGCAAGGCAGAATTTGATAGCCATGCGGATAATATAGGGAATCCTCATCAAACAACTGCGACTCAAGTTGGTGCATACACTAAACAAGAAGCAGATAATAAATATGAAACAACTTCAGGAGCACAAAGTAAAGCGACAGCAGCTGAAACGGCAGCCATCAATTGGGCGAAATCTTTTGGAGTGGGTGATGTGGCTAAAGATATCCGTGACACTGATTTAAACTTACTTGATTTATCTGGATTTTATCGAGGACAAAATTTAGGTAATGCCCCAGAAGGTTCTAATTGGTATTATATTATTCACATTAAACACGCAAACACATATAAAACTCAGATCGCTATAAGAACGAGTATTAGCTCAACAAGAATCCATCATCGGAATTTAAATAATGGCAAATGGTCAAAATGGACTTCTTTAAATAACAATTATCGAACAAAGCTTTCTTCAGCTTTTGATATTTTAACATTGGAAGCAGGCCAGTATTATGCCGGGGGAAGTGCGATAACAAACGGACCATTAACAAATGATTCTTCTTGGTTCAATATTGATGTAACAGAAACAGAGGAGTCAGCTGCATTATCTGAGAAAATGAAACAATTCGTTGTTACTAGGAACTATGACGGAAGGATGTTCAAAGGATTTGTTCATTCTGATGGCGCTTTTAAAGGATGGAAAGAGATCGAGACTGTAGATGGGACACAATCGAAGGTCAACGCCCATGAGCAAAAGAATGACAATCCGCATAACACTACAAAAAATCAAGTAGGTTTAGGGAATGTTCCAAACTATGGAGCTGCTAGTCAGGCAGAAGCAGAAGCTGGGAGTAGTAATAGTGTACTAATGACAGCTCAAAGAACTAAACAAGCTATTGATAAGTTTGCTCAAACGCCTCCATTAACATTAACTAATGGAACCCCAAAAATTAGTTTATCAAATTCTTCACAAAGTTTATTACCTACTCTTATAGACTTAGGTGTAGGAATGCATACATTTTATGCTCATTCTAACGTACCTGATATTCCTGATACACTTAGAGGATTTATTCATCTTACAGGTGTAAATCCAGCTTATGGATATGTATGGGCAACTGATCATAGAAATAATTTATTTACAAATTATGTTAATAATAATGTTTGGACAGGATGGCGAAAATTAAATAATTCATCCTATGTTGTAGCAACTACACCATCAACAGGTACAAGACAAGCGTTAACAAAAGGAGCAAATAATAAACTTAACTTTTCCCGGGAATTATGTGACTCAGGTAATGATTATAATGTATCCAATATGAGATATACAGCTAGATATGATGGGCTATATCTATTCAATGCTAGTGCATTTTTTGAGTCACCATATGTCTATCAAAACTTCGAATTGAAGTTATATGTAAATGACAGTGAAAAAGCTGTCATTGGAAATGTAAGAAACAGAGCAGAAACACCTTCGACAACATACAACTTTGAACAGATTGTTAGCGGGTCAGTAGTGCTTAATCTAAAAGCCGGGGATTACGTGGAACTTTACGTATACGTTGGGCAAACTTCTCAATGGGATGAATTTGCTTTGCGTTATCATGACTCTAGATTTAACTATTTTATTGTCACCGAACTAGGGGGTAAAGATTATGACAGTTTCTTCTAATATGAACTTTGACGCAGCCATAAGAAGGTTATATCCAGATGCAGTCCCTAACGTAGATTATGTTATTACAGCAGATGTTGAAGGTAGACAGTCAATAGCACATTGGGATTATAACGACGTTCCCTTACCTACTTTGGAAGATATTCAAACAGCGTGGGAAGAAGTATTGGATAATCCACCAAAAGACCCTTTGACGCCAGCAGAGGAATTGCTGGCTGTGAAACTACAGCTAGCTTCTGTTCTAAAAATCAATGCGGAAAAGGAAATAGAGTTACAAAAACTAAAAGAGCAGAACGCTTTTTTAATAGTGAATGGCGCTCAAAAAGAAATAGAGTTGCAAAGTATAAAAGAGCAGAACGCTTCAATTTTATTAATCTTAGCGCAAAATAATCTAGTGTAGGAGGGGTATATAATGGACTGGTTTAAACCTATTAAAGGATACTATGATGAGGGATTTTACACTAAGGACGACGTAAGAATATTTGTTATAGCTTCCTGGATTACAAAGGAACAATACAAACAAATTACAGCCGTGGACTATGACCCGGCAGCATAACCTTACTGGGTCTTTGTTATAGAGGAGGGCAAGGGCATGGAGGTAAATAACTTGGATATTTGGCAGCAGAAAATCCAGAGTGATATTGAAGAAATTAAAAAACACGAAAAGAAACAAGATGAAAAAATTGAACAATTGACCAAAAGAACTGATGAGCACGAAAGAGATATCAAATATATAAAAGTTACTTTATCAGAGATTAAAGATGATACTAAATGGTTACGGCGATCGATTACAAACGCGCTTATTGCTGCGTTAATCGGTGGAGCTGTGGCCATTTTTTATGCAGCAATTAAAATTGGAGGGTGATTAATATGATTAACTGGAAAATACGATTTAAAAACCCGGTATTTATTGGGCAGCTACTTCTGTCCTTTATTATTCCGATTCTTGGTTATTTTGGAATAACAGCGCAGGACATAACAACTTGGGCGTCTTTGTTCAGTTTATTGATTGACGCTTTTTCAAATCCCTATGTTGTTTTATTGGTGATTATTAGCGTTTGGAATGCGGTAAATGACCCAACAACAAGAGGTATTCAGGATAGTAACTTAGCAAGACAATATGAATTCCTTAAAAAATAGGCTGTCCACAAGGGCGGCCTTTTCTATTGCTCTAAAGGGGGTGTTTTCAATGTAGACTCGTTTGTTCATAAAAGCTTATCTATATAAATCACAAAAAACAATGATAAAGGAGAGGTTTTATTATGGTAAAAATTTATATTGATCCAGGTCATGGCGGTACTGATCCAGGTGCAGTAGGTAATGGTTTACAGGAGAAAGCATTAACCTTACAGATTGCTACAAGAGTAAGAGATTTATTAAGAAATTATAGTAATGCTGATGTTCGTATGAGTCGCACAGGAGATCAAACTCTATCACTTGCACAAAGAACGAATGATGCTAACTCTTGGGGAGCGGACTTCTTTCTCTCCATTCACATCAATGCTGGCGGCGGTACAGGGTATGAAGATTATATTTATCCTGGTTTAGGCGCACCAACAACCACTTATCAGAACCTTATTCATGAAGAAATTTTGAAAGTAGTTGATTTCCGTGATCGCGGTAAAAAGCAAGCTAATTTCCATGTTCTAAGAGAGACAAGAATGCCAGCTCTTTTAACAGAGAATGGATTTATTGATACTGTAGCCGATGCAAACAAGTTGAAACAGTCATCCTTTATTCAAGCTATTGCTCAAGGTCATGTGAACGGCTTAGTCCGAGCATTTAATTTAACGCCATCTGGTGGAGCAGTTTACCATACTGTAGTTTCTGGTGATACAGGCTATGCATTATCACGCAGATATGGCAGCACGATTCAACAAATCCGTAACTGGAATGGGTTGGATGCTAACTATACAATTCGTGTTGGACAAGTATTAAGAGTACTATAATTGAAAATAAAGCCCTTCTCAATTGAGAGGGGCTTAAAATTAATTATCAATTAAATACTTTTCTTTGAAAATAAAATGAAGTAGCATAATTCTAACGGCTAGGGTAAACTTTTCATTCTCATTTAATTTGTTTGGGTCATTTAAAAAATCTTTAAATTTTTGGGTACTTACTTTACTGTAAATAGCCAAAGTCTCATAGCTTAATCCTAAGTTATTATGCAAAGAATCAATTATAAAATATAATCGTTCAGTTTCATCTATACTATCCATGTGGGTTAATAGAGTAGAGATTTCAATTGATTCATAGTATTCGTTGCTATCTTTTTTAGTACCAATAATTGAATCCAATAAATCATCTGACATTTTATAAATATTTTTTAATACCTCTATATTATCTTCTAATTTTATACTTTCCAATTTTCATCCTCCTAATATACTATTTACAAATAATAGGTAATTAAGTTGATATTAACGGGTAATTTCAAATAATTCATAATATGGGATAAAGGTTATTTGTATTTTGGGGATAACATTATATTTTCTCTAATAGAGTTTTTCTATCCAAAAGAATAAGTGTAATATGAAAAAACCTAAATAGTTTTATTATGATACATATCAAATTTGCAATTTGCGTAAAGTAAAAGAATTAAAGAAGCCCTTCATTTGAGGGGCTTCGGTTATTTTTCGTAGAGACCTTTATTATATTTAAATTCATCAATTGATTCATCAAACTTTCTCTTTGAGAGTTGCGACTTAGATAAATTAACTGGTAAAAGGTATGAAATAAATTCATTTTCTACAAAGTTTTTACCCTTTCCAGAATTCTTTTGAAAAACTACATTAAGAATGTTTTTTTGATGGTCAACTAAAAGTAGCATAAGTTCTTTTATATATTCAAAAATAAACTTAGCATAGGAATATGCTTCCTTCTTGCTAGGTATATACCCTTTATGGATGACTTTATTTCTGAATTCAACTTCTTGATTAGGGATTTTAGGCGGAGCTTTTGTGAATTCTGTTACGTATAAAAAATAAAAAGCGCCTATCTGTCTTTCGGATTGTTTAGAAACTAATTTCCACGTTTTTTCATACTCAGCAAAGGGAACATCATTTTTATCTATGAGTACTTTAATAAAAAATTCATAAAACCTTTCTAATGATGCAGCAAAACTTGAAACTGCTTCTCTATAATATCCGTCAAATAAAGCGAGTGCTCCCATATCATATAGAATAGAAAACTTCTCATCATAAATTGTTAAATTTGATGTATGACCATAGTTACATTCAAAAGTATAATCTCCTGTATCATTCATATCTATAGAATTCATACTATAATTCTCGGTAGTGACACACTCCTTGCATGGATAAATAAATTTCATAAGTTTTACTCCTTTTCAATTTTTATCTATGTTTATTTTGTGAATTCATTTTAAAAAACAACTTAATTTCATTTATAGTAATACCAAAACACTTTGCTTCAATAATCAACTCAACCCACTCATTATCAAGCTTTATAATTCACCACGCCCCTTATTATTAAAATTCTTCATGTAGGTCATTTGTCCTTCTTTGACATAAAAAAAATAACCCTTCTCAAAAGAGAGGAGTCTAAATTTTAGAATGAAGTTCATTATTAATTAATCTTTTTGCTTCTGCAATTGTTTCCTTAAATGTCACTCCTGTGCACTTGATTACAACTGCCCCTATTTTGGCAGTTACAGTTACTGTTTTTTTATCTGCACAGATATGGTAAGTAACACCACTTTCAATAAAGCCCAAAGGCTCGTATTTCACTTATGATTACCTCCTTTCTAACTATAATATTACTACGTTATAGTTCTAAAGTCCTTTTTGTTTAGGTAAAAATCTAATAATTCCTCACACTTATTTCTAAGTCGTGGATTGAAATAATTATGTTGTTCTTCATATCCCTTATATAGGAATGAAAACATCGTAAAAGTGTCATCATGGCTAATTTGATGAACCTTCATATTACCTTTCCTCATTTTGTCTCTTACTTCTTTTAGGTCCCGTTGCACCTTCTTCAGTGTATTTTCCACAAGAGTTAGATAAGGACGGTTAATCTTAAATGGTGCCTTTTCAATTATCTGCAAATCACGTTCAAGAATGATGACTATCATGGGTAAGTATATGGCCTGTTCAATAAGATCACGATCATTTTCCGGTATCCTAGTCATTGTCATATCCTTTCAGCAGCAATTATCTTATCGATATGTATACATTTCATTTCATAATCAGTTTGAATTTCCACCCTAATTTCTTTCTTTATCATATCCAATTTATCAACGATTACAGTCATATGATTGGAGAAACCATTCTGCCAAGTGGAAATCTTAATAGGCAGGCTGTAATCAAAAGAATCCATAATAACAATTTGTATTTCTTCCAATTGCTGCTCATCGAGCTGCGGCTTTGATGTTTTATTGGCATCAACCTCAATATCTTTAAGTATCTTCACATGTTCCGGCATAAAAAAAGCGCTCTGCCATTTCATTTTCCCACGGTCACGAATCATAATTCCATCCCCTTACGTTTATATTATATGCAAACATATGTTCCTTTATCAATTGAAATAGAACAAAAGTTCGTATATAATTTATGGTAACAAGATGAATGAGGAGTGAAGATAATGGGAGTAAAAATGCCTAAGAAGTCTAAACCTCAGCGACCTTCAAGGGATGAATTTGAATTAGAAGAATTGGGAAATGCAGTAGTTGAAGCTCATAGAGAGAAAAGTGATGTTTTGATTACTTTATGGCAAAGAGAACCCGTACAAGGGAAAATAGTTAAGCTTGATGTACAATCTCAGCTTATACATATTGAAAGTAGCTATAACACGATTAAAGTGAAGTTCATAGATATATTATCCATTCAAAGCGCTCCTCAATAA